CCGCCTCGGGCGTGCCGGTGCCGGTGCTGTTGCGTCCCAGCAATTGTCCCTGGGTCAGCGCCAGCGCCGTTTGCAGCCCGGCCACCACCTGCGCGCGGGTGGCACGGTGCGCCACGCCGCTCTGGCTGACCGGCAGTTCATCGCCGTCCGCCACCGCGGCGGCGGCGGGCAGCTGGTCGATCGTCGGCATGGTTCAGCCCCCCAGCAGGATCGGATTGCCGGCGGCATCCGTGATGACGGTGCCGGCGTCGGTCGTCAGTGTCTCCGACGGCGGTGGCGTGCTGGCCAGCGCCAGCACCGGCAGCAGCAGCGCCCGCCCGAGCGTGCGTCCACTCTGCATGGTGATCGTGACCTGCACGGAATAGACGGTGCCGACCTGTCCGGCGGCGAACCAGAACACGGCGGTCTGCCCATCGGCCGCCGCACTGTTCATCACCAGGTCGCCGGTCGCGTTCGGCGCGATGGTTACGGCAATGCTGGCGATGCCGTCGCCCTCGTTGCCCACCAGGGCGGCGGAGACATCCAGCACATAGTCCAGCACGTCCGACGGGTCCTTCGCCGGCCAGCTCAGCGGCGGCGGCGCCGCCACCGCCGCGCCACGCGGGACCGGAACGAAGCCGTCGAGCACGATGCGGCGGGCCAGGCTCGGCTTGAAGACATGTGTTGCGCTGCCAGACATTTTGGCGGTCCCTTCGTTGCCGATCAGCCGTGCGACAATGCGGCGATTCGCTGGCCAAGCACTTCGAGCTGCGCCTGCAGATCCGCGACGCTCGGTGTGGCCGCGGGCGGTTCCGGCGGCGGCGCGGGCGAAAACCCGCCGTTGGCATAGAGGTCGCCGACGGTCACCGTCTGGCCGGCCAGCGCAACCCAGTGCAGCGACGGATGAAACAGGGTGGCAATGTCGTCCGCCGTGCTGAACAGCTCAACCACCACGCCGTTCTCGATGCGCGCATATTGTTTCATCTTCAGTACTCCACCGTCACGTAGCCTGGGCCGCCATAGCCGCCGGTCGCGCCCACCCCGCCGCCGGCGCCACCGCCGCCGCCGCCGCCGCCGAAGCCATTGGCTGACATTCCCGTCAGATATCCGGTGGTGCCGCGGCCGCCGCCGGGACCGCCGCCGTCGCCGCCCCGTCCCGCGACCGAAATGCCATCGGTGCCCCAGCTGCCGCCGAAATTGAGCGCGCCCCCGGCGGCGGTGCCGCCGAACCCGCCAGCACTCGTGGAGACCGCGCCGCCCTGCCCGCCGCCGCCGCCGGTCGCGGAGACGAAGGCGCCGAAACTCGTGGTGCCCCCGTTGCCGCCGTTGCCCGGCCCCGCGGACGGAACACCGCCGGTGCCGACCGTTACCGCGATTGCCTGTCCCGGCGTCAACCCGCTGAGGTAGAGCACAGCCTGCGCGCCGGCACCGCCGCCGCCGCCCGGCTGGGTGGCGTTGGTGCCGCCCGCGCCGCCACCGCCGACCACGGTCACCCGCGCCTGCGTCACGCCGGCCGGCACATAGAAGGTGCCACTGGCGCCGAACGCCTGGATTGTCGAGAAGCCCGGTCGCAGCGCCGGCAGCCGATATGGCAACGACCCCGCGCCGGGCAGTGCAGCGATGCTGGATGCGGTGATCTGCGTCTGCGAATAGATCACGGTGATGACCGCGAGCCCGGTCCAGCCGGCATCGACCGGTGGAGTCGCCTGCGTCCCCGCGATCGCGGCGGCGCCGGCCTTCAGTTGCAGCTGCGCACGCTGCTCGCGCAGCGTGTTCTGCGCGGCACCGGTATTGTTCGGCCCGAGATACGGCACCGAGGGGTTGGCCGCGTTGTAGTACGGCAGCACGACCGGATTCACATCCGCTTCCCCGAACGCCACCTGGATGAGGTAGTTCACCGCCGTGCCGCTCGCCGTCGGCGCCGCCAGGGTGAACGCGTTCGGCGTCAGGTTGACGCCCATCTTCATCAGCGGGTCCGTGGTGTCGGCAGGCAACGACCCATAGCCGCTGGTATCCACCGCGGTGTACTGGGTGATGCTGCCGGGACCGACCGTCACCACCATTGAGGCCGGCGCGGTGGGCGTGACCGCCAATCCGTCGATGACGGTGGAGGTGCCGAGCGTCGCGCTGATCAACGCGCCGAGCGCCACCATTGCGTTGCGGTTGGTGTTCAGCAAATCCGTATCGAGCGGTATGCTGCCGGGATAGACGATGTTGCGATCCATTGCGCCCTCAGTTCGTGATTCTCAGCCAAGCAATCGATGCCGCCGGCATCACGCCGGCGGCCGCGGCGGCGATGTCGGCGTCGGTCACCTGGCCCGCCAGCATCGCCGCGCCGGCGTATTCGATGGCCCCCGCGCCATAGCCGCCGGCGCCGCTGCCCCAGCCCGCGACGGTGGCGATGCCACTGCCGAGCGGGCGATAGGCGGTGACGAAAACCTGATACGGCAAAAGCAGACTTCCCCAGCCGCCCGCCACGCCGTAGCCGTTGACCTGGTTCCACGCGCCGGTGTCAGCCGGCCGCGCGGGCTCGAACATCACCGGCGTCCGTCCCGTGACATCCGTCAGGACGCTGGCCAGCGCGGCCCGCGTGGCGCGGTCGCGCCGCATCTCCGCGAGGATACGCGCCCGCCAGGGATCGTCGCCCTGGCCGAACCGGCGCTGCAGCCTGGTGCCGAAATAGTCGCTGGCGATCATGTCGAGGAACGCCCCACTCGCGGTCGCCACCCGCGCCTGCGCCCGCACACCGGCGAGAAAACCGTAGAGCGCGGACGCGGTGGTTGCGAAACCCGACAGCACGGCATCCAGCACTGGCGTTTCGTCGGCGAACCAACGCGTTGGCAGCACGGCTTTCAGGCGGCCGAGCATGTCGGCCGGCGAACCCGTCGGTGGCAGCGAACCGGACATCTCAGCTCACCACAACGCTGGAGGCTTTCACCACGCCCGAGGGTGGCGACACGATGTCCGCCGTGCCGCCGTTGAGCAGCACAGCGGAGACGTTGGTGACCGATGCGGACGCGCCATAAGCCACCTGGGCCAGCCGCGACCAGGCCAGCACCGCGCCTATCGGCAGCGTGTTGATGTACAGGGTCACGGTATCAGCGACGGCCGCCGCCACGTTGGCGTGCACGGCGCCCGCGGCCGTCGCGATGCTCATCGCAACCGACACCGGAACCACCGTTGGCGCCTGCACGCCATAGGTCGTTCCGACCGGCCGCATCGCCTCGACCGCCGCCGCCACCGTGGCCAGCAGCGCGGCCGAGGGGTTCCCGCTGCCGTCGTCGACGGTAACCAGAAAATTGCCCATCTGCACCGCACCATTCGGCGCCGTGTTCTCCTGGATGACGTAGTGCAGGCCCTGCTGGATTGATGCGATCGCATAGCCGATGGCGGTGTCAGTCGCGCGTGAGCGGCTGACCAGGAAGTTGCCGAAGCGGGCCCGCAGCGCCACGTCGCTCTCCGCGTCAAGCCCACCCTGGAACGGCGCGGCGTTGCCGACCGTGTCCACCCCGGACAACGCCGCGGTGATCAACGTGATCGTATTTGCCTGCACATTTCCTGCCGCCCCTGCCGTCAGCGCCGCCACCGGCACACTGACGGACGCGATGCCGGCCGCCAGCACATAGCCGTTCTGGGCCGGCGAATACGCGGCATTCGAGAGGTCTTCCGTCACCGAAAAAGTCTGCGACCCGTCCGAGGTCCGCACCGTCGTGCCCACCGGCACCAGCCCCGCCAGCCCCGGCGTGAAGCGCGAAAACGTCACCACGCCGGCCGACGACACGGCGGGCAGCCGGGTGACACCAAAATCCGCCATCCAGCTATCGAGATCCGGTCCTGCGCTGGTCGCCGCTCGTGTCATGTTAAGGACCTGCAACATCAGCCATTGCAGCCACAGCGCCATCGAGGCATTCGCCTCCAGCAGCGCGCGCAAGGTCGAGCCGACCGTGAGATCGATCAACTGCCGAGCGGACCCCTGCACGGCGGCGGCCGCGCTGCTGACCAGCTGCGCGAAGGTTTGAAGCTGCAACTGCATCTGAGCTCACCCATTCCCGACCGTGAAGGACAGCACCTGCGTCGCACCCGTAGCGGCATCGGCGTACTGCACATGCGCGTAGACCGTGCCGGCCGTATCTTCCTGCACGTCGATTACCGGCGCCGGCGTCTGCGCCACCGCGGCCTCACGGAAGATCTGTCCGCGCACGACGGCGGCGATCCGTGCCGCAGAGGCCGGGGTGCCCACGAACTGCGCCAGCCCGGCGCCGTAGGTGTTCTGCCAGATATAATCGCCAGGGTTCGTGAGCAGACGGCGCAGGACGCGTTGCTGCGTCAGCGCCGCGCCGTCGGCGAACGCGATGTCGCCGGTTGGCCCGATCGCGAGATCGTTGCCGAATTCGTGCCAAGCGTCGGGCATTGGTTGCTCCAAGAGGAAGGTCCGGAGCATTGCTCCAGAACCCAACCATCAATCCTGCCGGTCAGGGTTCGTTGTCAGACCATGCAGAGAATCGAAATGGGTATGTGCGTCGTAGTCTCCGCGCAGGCGGGCGAGACTGCCCACACCGTCACCGACATCACCGCTGGCATATATCGTTCCTGATACGTGCAGATCTCCGTGGATCCACACGCCGCCCGCATTCGTCAGCTTCAGGCTCGTGCCGCTCTTGTGCACCAGCCACAGCTCGCCGGACGTGCCCGCCGGCGCCTGCGCTGCATCGGAAAAGCTCGAACCGATAATGACACCATTGTCGGCATCGCCCTCTTGCGCCAGCACCAGCACCTGGTCGCCCGGGCTGGGCGGGCAGACCAGGCCCCAGCCGGCGCCCGTCCATGCCGTCAGGATCGGCAGCCAGCCCGTCAGCACCCCCTCCGGCTGCAGCTTCACGCGCGCCGCATAGCGCGTTGGGTCGACACTGGTCACCAGCCCGAACCTTGCCTGCCCCTGTGCGCGGTCCAGCGCCGCGGCATGCGCCTTCATGGCGTTCAGGAATTGATCCACGTTGCCCCCACGATATCGGCCGGCGCCGTTGCCTGCCCCGGCGAGGTCACGTTGCGTGCATGCACCGTCTGCACAAAGCCGTCGCGCAGCGAAAAACGCCGCTCCACCCGATCGATCCAGTAGGCCTGGTCGAACCGCGTCCCGGTGCCTTCCACGCGCACCATGGCACGGGGAAACAGCGTGAGCTCGCCGGGCATTTCCGCGCAGATCACCCGCTCGTGCAGCGTCAATTCCGCCAGCCTGGCCTGCGCGTATTTCAGTGCGTCATCGGCGGACAGGTTCGGCACGACATAGACATAGTTCAGCACGTTGCCGGACTGCGTGCCCGTGCCCGAGCGCTGTGCCGACTGGGTAAAGGCGTTGCGCTGGCGGCTGTTCCAGCTCTTCACGGTGACGTTGATGTCACGCGCCAACGTCAGCGCCCGCTCCAGCCGCAACCCCATCACGTTGGCCGGCCCGGCCATCGTCGCCGCCGGCCGCACAACCGCAGTCGCCACCGGCACCGCGACCGGTGGCCGAAAGTGCAACGTCGTGCCGGTGACCCAGAGGTCGAACCCCTCGAACTGCGCCAGCGTCACCAGCAGGTCCCACTCCGTCGTCGCGCGCCCGAACTGGTTGAGCACGATCCGGTCGTGCTCCAGCTCCCAGTAACGGCCCGCGGGCGTCGTTGTCGCCTGCACATCGGCGGCCAGGCCATGGCGCGCCGCCAATTTCTGTGCGATCTCGCTGGACGT